ATAACCCTGCGAATTGCTATGAGCTATAGCTGCAGCAGTGCCTAGATTGGCTATGTTTCTTACGCTTACTGATTGTGTAGATACCACACTGAGGGAGGCAGTTAAACCTGTACCTTGTATATTAACGAAGACCACTACCGTTTCTCCGACATATGCGGACAAATATACTGAGTCGTTGTCAATATTTATTTGACGACCATGAACGGTCGTAACAACATCACCCAAAGAGTTGCCTGTGGACCAAACACCTCTTTGAGTTACGGTGTAAGGTACGTCGACATCCTGTTTAGGCTTATGGAAAACTATATCATAACTAACCCACAATTCTCCAATATTTGAAGCGGCTTGCATGCCAGATGTAGCTATTTGAAAGTTTCCTAGGTTGTATAAAGCAGGATCAGTTGATGATTCACCAGTATGGTCAACATACATCAAATCAACGGGTCGTTGCTTTGGGTCACATTCAATTGCATGGATCATGTCCTCACTAGGAGCTCCAGAACTAGAGAAGTACGATGCGAGTACTTCGGTTTTGGTATCATAGTTAGGTTCACTAAGGTCATAATTGGTTGACATCATGACTGATCCCAATGCAGTGTTTGTGCTACCAATAGCGCTAGCTGAGGTGGTGTTTAAATAAAACACCATACCTTTGCATTCCCATTGTTGATAACATTGAGCGATCTTGCTTAACCATGGAAACAAAGCTACATTTCCTGGGTTGATAGTATAGTTTTGAGCAGTGAAGGCTGTGGAACCCATAACATCTCCAATGTATTCCCTGTTCTTGATTCTGATGGTTGATTTACCTTTACCAAAAACAGGTGCACTGGTTAATGAATTGGATTTCACTTTATAATCACCAAATCCTAAGATTTGGGATAAGCCAGCTCCTGCTGAGTGACCGATGGCTCCTCCAATGCCAGGGGCAATGTAGTTACCAACGGTTGCTCCGCCACTTCTTAGCCCTGCCGCTACTGATTGTTTGATCATAGCTCCAAGTGCGTCTGCGACTTTAGTTTGTTGTTGTTTTGGTTTACTTACCGTGTTAGGTTTTCTACCCTTATTTCCTTTCTTTTTGGCCATTATGTGTTTAACAGCTGGGCCCAAGCTGAGTTTGTCCATATAATATAGATTATGCGCATAATGCACCAATATTGCTATTGGTAAAGGGAACATGAATAGAAAAGTGTGCATGATGATGTTATACATCTGCTTATGTACGTAACTTTCAAAGCCACCAATTAGAAGGACCATTATGGGTCCGAACATCCATTTCATTGCTTCCTCGATAATAACCATAGCTAAGTCACTTGGGATGACTCGACGGTATGATCGATTTACAGATAACAAATGATAATTATCCTCCGTTCCCCAATCAACATCACAAATTTTCTTTGTCAGGTCGTCTCGTAGAATGATGGGGAAATCCTCTGGCATTTTGAATGCAAGTAGGTCATCCACATCAACGTCGTACCTGTTGGCGTAGTATTCCAGTGTCTCTAAGGACATTTGATGATGGTGTTGGTTATATAGGGAATATTCATTGGTTATGGGTGTATCACTACAGTATGGGAGTAGGAGCCTTAGTATTGGTACGAAAGATATATCGTTCTTTAGGCCTGTAATAATGCCTGTGAATTGTTCACGAATTTCCTGTTCAGTGTAGTTGGTATTACGGCACCAAAAAGTTTTGGCCAATAAACGGCCAATTTTAGGCCCCATGGTATAGCCCCCAACTACGGGAACGAGTAATTTAGAACAAAATTCAACATTGGCTTTTGTAGACCATTTTAGTTTGGCTTTAAAACCTAACAAATCAAGGCGTTTGGAAGCTTCTTTGATGTCTACATTCTTGCATACATCTAAGACGCTATCGTCACCTTTGACGATCATCTTACGTATCATACCCTTACAGGCATAATACATTACAATGAAATTTAAGACAGTGTTACCAAGCAAAGTGTCTCCCCTTCCAGAAAGACGAAAACCTTTACAGGTAAACTCTATGCCAACGGATGTTTTGATGTCCACGGCATCAAAATCCCTTCGCATGAG